TACTTCTGGTGTTAATCCTGATGACTTTGACCTTATTGTAATACATGGTGGTGATGTTTCTGTTCAGAATCTATTTCTACAGAATATTAACAATTTCAAGGCACCAGTCCTTTATTGGTTAATCAAGCCATCAGAAAGTCCAATCTGTTTGCAAGCATTAAAAGACGCAAAATATATTGGCTGTTCTACAGAAGAAGATTGGGAACACGTTGAGAAATGGGGTGTTAAAGATAAGTCATATAAGATTGCATACGGTATCAAAGAAGAAGATGCTGGTACAGTTGGAATATTCAAGAAAAAGTATGGTATTGCTGATGATGTAAAAATGTTCTTATCTTGTGGCGGTTATTGGCCTAATAAGAGAATGAAAGAATTGGCATCAGCATTTAAAGAAGCAAATCTTGAAAATGCAGTTCTTGTAACAACAGGTTATGACAATCGACACGATTTAATGCCAGAAGCCTCACATAATGTTATTCCTTTGATGATTGAAGATCCATCGGAAATCAAAGATGCCATGGCCGATGCATATTGTTATATTATGAATTCTGATGCAGAGGGTTTTGGGCTTGTTTTATTGGAATCCATGTTAAATTGTACACCTTGGATTTCTCGTAATATTGCTGGTGCAAAATTGATGAGTGATTATGGTTGTGTGTATGATACTGAAGAAGATTTGACTCTTATTCTTAAACTTTGGCAAGAAGATGGATGGGGTCTTACCCGAACTGATGCGGCATATGATTTTGTTACTGAAAATAACTTAATTAAAAATACGGTAGATGATATACTTAAAATAATAAATATATAAATAAGTCAAACATCCGTTTTCTTAAAGCAACCATAGTGTGTTGCAAGTCTGAAAGGAAATCATGAAATCATTTATAACTTTTCTAAAAGAATCTACCGAAGGTGAGGAAGGTGCCAAACTAAAGCATATTCACCATGCGGAAGATCGTCCTCTCATGCACGGTGCTGCTGGTTTTGAACACGCTCATGCCGCTTTAATGAAAGCTCACGAACATATCAAACGTGGTGAACATCATTCTGGTCTTACCATGAAATATGATGGTTCACCTTCTATTGTTTTTGGTCATCACCCAACTACTGGTAAGTTTTTTGTTGCATCTAAGTCAGCATTTAACAAAACACCAAAAATCAACTATACACACAAAGATATCGAAAAAAATCATGGTCATGCACCAGGATTGGTCAGTAAACTGAAGGATTCTTTAGATCATTTACCTAAAGTTGCACCAAAGAAAGGTGTGTATCAAGGTGATGTAATGTTCTCACATGGAGATGTTCATAGTCATGAGTAAAGTATCTTTCACCCCAAATACCATCACTTATACGGCTAAGGGTCCTGAAGCCGACAAGATCAAACGAGCTAAAGTTGGTGTTGTTGTACATACACAATATCACGGAAAAGACCTTGATTCAATGAGAGCTGATCCACATCCGGATACAGAAAAATTTAAACAACATCCGGATGTTTGGCATAAATCAGCAGAACATGATACTAGTAAAGTTCATTATGCTAAAAAGGCACAAGATACATTTCAACATCATATGGATGCAGCAAAAGACATTCACGAAAAGCACGGCCATGAAATGTATGCTGCTACAGAAAGACACCAAGGTGATGCAGGTCATTTGTCAACATATATAAATCACACAGTTCGTACAGGTGAAAAACCTACGGCTGCTGGTTTACAAAAACATATCATGGGTAAACATATCCGTGAAGCTGAAAAAGTTAAGACTGATGCATCAAAAGAAAAGAAATTGACTGCTGGTAAAGAACACGTTGAACATATTGAACAAAATAAAAAACATTACAATAATTTGTTGAATATGCACGGACATTTACAGAAAGCAAAAGATGTTCTAGTTCACACACTCAACCAACATGAAGGTGGTTTAGAACATGATATTAGTGGTAAAAAAACACAACCTGAAGGTTTTGTTGTACACCATGATAATGAACCAACCAAACTAGTAAATCGTAAAGAATTTGCAAGAGCTAACTTATTAAAGGTGCGTAAATGATAACATTTAAATCATATCTGTTAGAAGGTCGGGGTATACTAACTGCTTCAGGTGTTACTGGTGAAGATCATAAAAAAAGATATATTGATCCTCATGTAGGTTCAAAAACACCCACTCACGTTTTAGCAAAAGAACATGATGATATTCCAGCAGGTTCGGCCGTAAAAATTCATAAAGTCGAACATATAAATGGTAAAATACACGTTCATGCTGAAGATGAGACTGGAAATCATCATGTAATTCCTATTTCTAAATTACATAAACCTGGTGATCAACCTAAAAATAAAGGTCATGAATACGAATCTAAATTTGTTGAAAGATTGAAAAAACATAAAATTATGCCTAAACATTTATCTGGAGCTGGTTCAACTAGCGGCACTGATTTTTCTGTTCATAATAAGAAAAAAGGAACTTTTACTACAGGTACAGTTTCCGGTCACTTATTGAATGGTGAAACTAAAAATGGCACTACTGCCGCAATGGGACAATTAACAATACATCATGACAGTGAAAAAGGTTGGCATATTAAAGATTCTCAAAGAGCTAAACGTCCAGAATATGCAAAACATATTGAGAAATCTGGTATATTGAAACACATGAATAAACACGAACCTGAACCTGAGAAATCTGAAACTACAGCTAGTGGTCGTACAAAGTCAATTGAAATTAAACATCCAAATTTACATCCAGCTGAAGCTTATTTAAAAGATCATCATGTCCATGTGTTACAAGTAGGTGGCCACGGAACTTATAAAGTTGGTGAAAAAGATGAAACTGGTCACGGTTTACCATCAATTTCAGGTAAAGGTAAGTGGAGAATCAGAGAAAAACAAAAGGGCAATAAGAGTGCTAGAACTGTGGCTTTCCATCCCGATGGTGTTAAAGGTTTAAATAAGAGTCATGTTGATTTAGATAAAGATGAAGATTTACATAAATTTAAAAAGACATTAGGACATTAAAATTAATGAAATCATTCCTACAGTTGGTTGAGGAACAAGACAAGGCACATAAACCTGTGGTGATGGCATTCGGTCGTATGAATCCACCTACCACGGGTCACCTGAAACTTATTGATAAAGTTCGTGAAGTTGCAAAAAAACAAAAAGCAGAACATACTGTTATTGTATCACATTCACAAGATAGTAAGAAGAATCCTTTATCTGGTGAACAGAAAGTAAAACATCTGAAAAGATATTCACCAGGTACTAATTTTGACACTTCAAGTAAAGAACACCCATCAATATTTCATCATGCTGCCAAATTACACGCAGCTGGACATGATCATTTGACGGTTGTTGCTGGTTCAGATCGTGTTAAAGAATTCCATGATGCACTACACAAATATAATGGTGTTCATGGCAAACATGGTTATTACAATTTCAAAAAGATTTCGGTAGTTTCTGCTGGGGCTCGTGATCCTGATGCTGAAGGTGCGGAAGGTATGTCTGGTACTAAGATGCGTGAACATGCCAAGAATAATGATTTTAATTCTTTCCGTCAAGGTGTTCCTTCACACGTTCCAGACAAACACGCTAAAGAATTGATGCATGATACTCGTAAGGGTATGGGTTTGCATGAAGATGTGAATCGTGGTCGATTTAAAGCAATATTTGTTACTGGTGGTCCTGGTTCAGGTAAAGATATTATCATTCGTGAATCTATTGCTGAATCACGCATTGTAGAATTGAATTTCATTCAAGCATTTGACTATCTAACCGACAAACAAAAATTATCAGAAAAATCAAATGATTACCGTAGAGAGTCGATTCGTACCCGTGGTCCATTGATTGTTAATGGACCTGCTGATGATGTAGATAAAATATCTTATATCAAAGAAGAATTGGAAGAACTTGGTTATGATACCATGATGGTATTTGTTAATACATCAAATGAAACAAGCAAAGTACGTAATTCCTTATTATCTAGAATGATGTCAGAATCCGTCAGACAGGATAAGTGGATGAAATCACAAGAAAATGGTGATTTTTTCATGGAAAAATTTAGTACCTTCATTTCCTTTGACAATACAGGAAACATAGATACTATAGAAGAAGATATCACTAATGTTTATCAATCTACCAAAATGTTTTTGGATGAGAAAGACCTTAATGAATCTGCATCAACATGGTTGGATAGAAATTTAAACATCAATGATAAAATTAATTCATTGTTCAAGGAAAACAAAAATGTTAAAGAAAATGCTAAAGAAAATTCTAAATCTATTCAGAAAGCAAACCTCAGAACCAAAGGCTGTGGAAAACACAGATTCCTTGCCGACAGCACCTGTAAAGGTTGTCTTGCAGTCAGAGGTCCAGCAGACGTTACGCCAGACAACAGAGGTGGTGCAACCGGTCCTTACGGAGACTCCATCAAAGGCAACACATTCCCGAGAAAAAACCCCAACGGAACAACCTACACCTTCGGTGCAGGAGCAGGCGTCTACGCCGAAGCCAAAACGCCAACGATCAAAGTCAGTCCGACACCCAAAGAGTTCAACTTCCAAAAAGACGCAAACACGGAAAGATTAAAGAAATTTGGTGATAAGTCACTAAGTGCATCTCGTGTTGGTAAACCCTCAGGTATTGGTCCTGAATATGATACCCGTGCTGGTGGCCAAGGTGCTGCAGCAGGTGCAGGTTTAGGTCTACAAACATATAGTGAATCTCAGGAATATAGTAACGCACAACCATCCAGTGCAGCATTGCCAGGTAGTTCTGCATTACAACCAAACCCACTTAGTAATAGTTATGATGTAAAAAAAGACTTTTCTAGTTTCAGAAAGAAAATTAAAAAAGAAGCCATTGATGATCCAGGAGCAAACGATATGGGTGTATATGGTGTTCTTGGTGGTGCAGGAAATAAGGAAGGCATGGATACTTACAAAGATCCTATGCGTAACATCGGTATCACTATTAAAAAGAAAAAAAAGTTCAATGAGGACCATGTAAAAGAATTAGAAAATGGTTTACATGAATTAGATAAATATACCTATCAGTCTATCAATAAATTAATGCAATCTATAGCAAAAAGACATGATATAACGGGTAAAGATTTACATGATGATTTTAAAGATAAGCACAATAAAACTCCTGATGATTGGATCAAGAACAAAAAATGAAATCATTTAAAAATTATCTTGAAGAAGATTTACGACAATGGTTCAAGCAAAAATGGGTTCGCATGGACACCAAAGGAAATATTAAAGGTGATTGTGCTAGAGAACCCGGTGAAGGTAAGCCAAAATGTTTACCTCAAGCGAAAGCACAAGCTTTAGGTAAAGAAGGTCGTGCTTCTGCTGCTCAAAGAAAACGTAGAGAAGATCCTAATCCGGAACGGCGTGGTAAACCAATTAACGTTAGCACAAAATAACATGAAAAAATTTAAAGAATTTAAAGAAATTATATCAGAAAAAAATGTTCCCACTAGTCCAGAAAAATGGGCTCGGGCAAAAGCAGCTGCTAAATCCAAGTTTGCTGTTTATCCTTCTGCTTACGCAAATGGTTGGGCATCTAAAAAATATAAGTCAATGGGTGGTGGATGGAGAAGTACCCAAGAAGAAGTTGAATTGGAAGAAATTTACCATGATCCTTGGAAAGATAAACATTTTGGTCCGACAAAAGTAATCAAACAAAAATATAAAGTTAAGACAGATACCAAAACATATAATGTTAAAGCTGACAGTGAAAAACACGCACATGAATTGGTAACCAATCATGCTCCGGGTTCCAAAATTGTTTCTATTGAACATAAAGGTCGCTTCATGGAACAAGTTGAAGAAAAAGATGATGGGGATGATTTACCAGAACATGAAGTGGAAGTATTTGATTATGATACAAACTACTTTCATATATGTCCTTCTGCTACTAAATTATACAAAGATATTGAAGATAAAGTAGAACCTGAAGATCATGATTTATTTGAAGGCATGGCAAAACTACAAGATTGTATTTTCTTTATTGAACAACATTTGACAGAAAAAAAAGGTTCTGCAAAAGAAGATGACATGGGTTATCTTTTGATGGCACAGAATATCAAAGACCAACTCGACCTTATGCTTTCTATGACAACTCCTGAAATGCGTATGGAACACGGATACCTACAAGGTCATATTGAGGTAATTAAAGAACTTCTTGATTGGGAAAACCGCAAAGAAGAATTAGATGAACAATATGAATGGTTAGAAGAATCTGCTGCATGGAAAAGAAAAGAAGGTAAAAGTCCCACTGGAGGATTAAATGCAAAAGGTATCGCTTCTTACCGTAGAGAAAATCCTGGTTCAAAATTAAGTATGGCCGTTACAGGTAAAGTAAAAGCAGGAAGTAAAGCAGCTAAAAGAAGAAAGTCATTTTGTGCTAGGATGGGTGGTATGCCTGGTCCAATGAAAAAACCCAATGGTGAACCAACAAGAAAATCACTTGCTCTAAGCAAGTGGAAATGCAGATAACAGGAGAATTATAATGTTTGCAAAAGACAAAGTATCACAATCAATGGTAGACGCAGTAAATTCCGTATTAATGGAAAAGAAAATGCATGATGTTGAACTAGATGAAACTGGTCTACGTAAAGCTGCATATGCTGCACACAAATCAGGTCAAACTCATTTTGAATTTCAGGGTAAAACTTATCCAGTAAAAGTTCAAGGTAAAAACATTATGGCCGGTGAATCAGTTGATGAAGCCTCTGTCAAAGTACCTACCAAAACAGGTACAATGGTTTATGGTGGAGCTAAAGGTGGTTCTGGTAAAGCATATCTACAACAAAAATATGGTGATGATCTTGCTGACGTTCACGGTCCTTCAGATAAAGACCTAGAAGCAATTAAGCACGAAAAGAAAAAGAAAAAAGAAGTTGAAGAAGATTTCAATATTGAAGATTTCTCATTGGAAGAAATTCAAGATTTCATGCAAACTGAAGAATACTACCAATTGGATGAATTGAGTAAAGACACTCTCAAAAGATATATTCCTACTGCGGCCGCAGATTTAAGTAAAAAAGGCATTAATGCTGGTATTGATGCTAAATCTGGTAAAACTGGCGTAACAAAAGCATATGGTGATCATTTTCAAAAAAGATATCGTGGTATTCTTAAAGCAACTAATAAATTAGCTAAAGAAGAAGTAGAAGGTGTGAATGAAGGTCTAATGAAAACTATTGGTGGTATTCTTGGTGGCAAAAAAGAAAAATCAACA